GTAAGACAACGACAGCCAACGTAGGACACAATTTCTAAGCATTCTTTTTTTCTGTGGGTGGCGTGACGGGCACCACCCTCGACGCGAGAAGTTTCGCGGTCGTGTTTGCGAGAAAACCTCTATACAAATTTTCCTAAAAATCCCCAAGTGACAACCTATCGGGTATAATCTGGTTGCTTTACTGGTAAATGATCCCTACTGGGGTTATTATTGGATGTGGATGGGGAAATTTTATTGAATCTGCGTGATTGGGAATTTGCGGAGAATAGATTAGTTAATCACCGCAAAGTTCATGATTTCGTAGTGTTCACGCTACCATGAACGGAGATATGTCTATGAACGGCTATATTGTCCTTTTGTAAAGGATGGTTTTCATTGGATGTGTCCTTTTTAGAAGGATAGGAACTTTACTTTTTCTTCTTCTGATACGCAGGAGGATGCGCTCTCCCATAAAGGGATAGCTTCCTTACTTCATCTGGAAGCATCTGAGTGTGAATACGGAGACGCAGGGAGTATTCTGGGTCTAGTTGACCTGCTATGTTTCCGCAATCTTGACCTTGTTCGACGAGGTAGATTGCTTGAGATAGGAGGGAAGATTGATTTCCGTGGTAGTTGGTTTTCATTATAGTCTAAAGTTTGATTGATACGATTAGGTTATAGTCTAAAGATATGTCGATATTGTAGACATGACGGAGATGATATGTCGATAAAACTCAATTTTCTATACATATCAATTGCGCTCGGCTGGCTTGGGGCCGCCGCGCTTGATTATATTAAAGCATATCTGGCATAAAAAAGAAAAGAAGAACTAGAAAGAAACACCCCCCTTAGTCCCCCCATGCTTGGAGGAAAGAAAGGTCAAGAAGAAAAGGGAATCCCTTGATCCAGAAGGGGAGGCCGTTTTGTCTGCGGCATCGCCTACTTTATAGGGTCATGTGGTACGCATTCACACCCACCCATCAGTTCTTGGGAGAACGAGAAGATATTGCCATATGGGATGATGTATGTCAAGGTGTCGCGGTGAAGATTCTTGAAAATGGAATAGCTGTGATTGAAGGAGACACCCATATTTCTAGGTGGGTGGAGGAGGAGGGGAGGCTTGATCACGACCAGAACTCATTGCCAATCATCCTTGAGCATATCAAGGAGGGAGATTGGGTGGTGGATGGAGGAGCTTGTATAGGCGACCACACGATAGCTTATCTGAACAAGGTTGGCTCTCAAGGTCATGTGTTGGCATTTGAGCCTAATCACCTAGCTTTTGAATGCTTGAAGCATAACTGCAAGGGAGCGGCTTGTCTGCCGTTTGGGTTGTCTGACCTATCTGGTACTGCTGGAATCCTTCAAAACCCAAATAGCGGGGCTTCTAGGCTTGTTAATGGGGATGGTATAATTCTTGTGAAGCTAGATGATTATGATTTGCCGAGGCTGGATTTCTTGAAGCTGGATGTGGAGGGATGGGAGTTAAAGGCGTTGAGGGGAGCGGAATCCACTATTGAAAAGCATCGACCTGTCATGTGGATAGAGATAAACAAGGGAGCCTTGGCTGAACAGGGAGCGGAGCCAAAGGATATAATGAGATTTCTTTTTGATTACAATTATGATTTTAGTCCCTACCCAGAAGAGGGTGGGCCTCAGTACGACCTTCTTTGTATCCCATGCAAGTAGACATCTTTATCCGTAGCTGGCATGGCGACTTTAATTGGCTTGAGTATTGCTTGAGATCAATCAAGAAGTATGCGAAAGGCTTTCACAAGGTTCATGTCTGCATCCCGATTCAAGACTATGGGATGTTGCCTGATGTGGGTGATGTGGAAGTGCATTTGGTTGAGCGTTGGGCTGACGACTACATTGGGCAACAGAATGACAAGCTCCATGCCGATTGGTATTGCAGGAGTCCTTATATCTTGGTGATGGATAGTGATTGCGTGTTCACTCAAGAAGTCAGCCCTACCGACTTCTTTCGTGAGGGGAATCCTGTTTGGTTGTATGAATCAGTTCCTCACGACCAGTCTCCTTGGTATCCGATCACTCAGGAGGCGATTAAGCATATGCCAGAGTTTGAGTTTATGAGGCGGCATCCGTTTGTGTTTACGAGGCAATCGCTTCGGGACTTTAGGGACTTCATGTTCAACTGCCATCAAGAAGACATCTCACAATGGCTCAAGAAGCGTCCTAAAGGCCGCTTTAGCGAGTTTAATGCGTTTGGGGCATGGGCGTATCGGAATTACTACAAACACTTCGCTTGGCTTCATCCTAGCGAGATGGAGACGTATGTGCGCCAATCTTGGTCTTGGGGAGGGTTGTCTCCAGAGATTAAAGAAGAGCTAGAAAAGATCCTAGCGTAACACGCTGTCGCGCGTTAGAAGGGTGGAAGCATGGCAAAGAAGCGCAAAACTAATCCTGTTAAGGAAGTCATTGTGGATGAAGTTAAACAGTCGGAAGACGCACTTCAACAAATCCGCAACCTAACTGCGGAGTTCTTTGACCATGCTGTAATTTTAGTGAGCAGGGAGGCAGATGGGAAGACGGAGTTTCTTCACACGGCTATTGGGAATCAGTTCGCCGTGAAGGGGATGATTGATGTGTTTGTGAATGAGTATCTGCGAGATCAGATGGAGGATGAGTTGGATGACGCAGATTGGGAAGGCGAGTGGGCAGATGATGAGACTCCAGAAGATTAAATCTATTGACTTCTTTTAAAAGCGGGTGGTAATAATAGTTTAATTATGCCGTCCCTCACGTTTGCACAGGCTAAAACTCTTTTTGCCTCGTTTATTACGAGCCAAGGGCCGACTGATCCAGAGGTTGCTATCGCGCTCAACTTTGTAAACGAGAAGTTTATCAACTCCGGGCAATGGAAGGGGAATAGGTTCCTTTACTCTTTCCAAGTCAGTCAAGATTCAGAAGGGAACAATTACGTCGATACAATCCCCGGTATTGAGTCGATTATGAAGATTCTTGCCGTTGATCCTGATTATATGTCGGGAGAGATTGGCGATGTGATGCCAGATTGGTATCCTTTTGATGAAGGAAGCCTTGGATGGTTGCCGCCCAACTATGCTGGCGATCTTCAAGTGATTCGTCAGGGGAATGTACCAGCTTCTCCGTTGCCATCTGGATCTACTGCTGATACGCAGAGATACAGGGTTCTTGGCAAGGTTCCAGAGAACCGCACGATGTATTGTATTGTGAGGAGGGGGTATGTTCCTCTGGTAAGTGATAGCGATCTGCTCATTCCTTCTAGCCGCAATGCTTATCGTTATGGGCTACAGGCATATAACTACGAGAGCAAGGACGAACTTGAGAGGGCAAAGGTGTATTGGGATCAAGCATTCTCTGCATTGAATGATGCGACTAATAGCTTTGAAGAAGGCGAGATTGCCCAGATTCAAATTCAAACCAAGGCATTTGCTCCCGGCATAATGCAGAACCTCGTATAATTATGGCAACTCCATACGATCCATATTACGCCAGAAATTTAGAATCAAGTTTTCGCCCCGCTGTTACTACAACAGAGTATGCAAAAAAAGATTATCTTTCTAATGGATTAATCCCACCATCTTCTACCGCCATGCAAGCTGGGCCTCTTAATCCAGCTTCTAATGCGGCACAGAAGGGGCAATCTGGATCTAACGCTTATCAAGATGCTTATTCAGCAGTTAAAGATTTGCAAGCTGGAGCCACCCCATCTTGGATGGGCAAGAAAATGAACGAAATGGGAGAAGAAGAGCGCGGTTTGATTTTTGATTATGACATGAGCGGCAGGGCTTATGCCGCTCATCCTGTGTTGCCTCCTTCCCCTCCCATGGAATCTAAGGGAGGAGGAGGAGGAGGAGGAGGCGGTGGTGGTGGTCTTCCAAGTGTTGATTTTTCTGAATTTACTGGCGTTCCTGATATGCTCGGCCCTAAAATGCTAAAGGGGTATCAAGATATTATTAGTAGCTCCAAGAGTTCCAATATTGAAAAAATGAAAGCTCAAATTGCTTTGAATAAACATACTAAATCGGCGTCAGCTCAAGAACAGCAACTTCAAAAAGAATTAATGGAATCAACCCCCGGATACACACCAAAAGGGCAATGGAATCCAGCAAGTATGGGAGGAACTACTGGCCTTGGTATTGGAGGTAATTCTGGAATAATATAAAAAATTATGGCAAATCAATACTCATCTTGGTACGCAAGAGCGTCTGAAGACGCTCAACTTGGAAGGCAGAAAATGATGCAGGATAAAGCTAATGCAAGGGCTTATGAAAAAGCATATTCTGAATACACTTCTCAATTTGCCACATCACCAGAGGTCGCCGCTCGTTATCCAGAAGTAGAGAGGGTTGCTAAAGAGGCCGCAACTATTCAGCAAACAAGGGATTATTTGATGTCTCAAGGTTTAGGATATGATGATGCTGAAGGAAAAGCATATGAGATTTTAAATGCACAAAAAGAAGCAAATATTGCCTCTGTAAATGAAAGAATAGAGGCAATTAAAGAGGATGCTAAATATCAAAAGGATTATTCTGATTTTAAAACTAAAATGGCTAAGATTGATTATCAAAATCTTGGCACAGCAGAACAACAAATCAATGATGTGCTTTCTGAATACTCACATCTTTCTGGAGCGCATGATGCAAGTATTTCAAAATCATTTGACACTACTTCTCAAAATGCGATTCGCAGGCATCAATCTGCATATAATGCTGTAGCTCGCAGGCTTCCCATGGGCATTCCCGTTGAAGCAGTTTTGGATCAATCTGGAAGGCCCAATGTTGATCGCATCAACGATGCACTTTCTGGAAAGCTATCTGTGATTACAACTGCCGCAGGAGAAAAAGCTGAAGCTGTTGCTAAAGGGAAACTTCCAACAGAAAAAGAATTTGCTGGATTTAAGGAAGGATTAAAGCGCGGAACAATGCAAGTTGGAGCAGATATTAAAACAGGACAAGTTATTCCTGCTCAAGAGGCATCAAGGCTTCGTGTTCAATCTGCTGGGATTCAAGGAAGACAGCTTTCTGATATTGAGAAAAATGAAATCAAGAATCTTCAAACTCTATCTGCTTCTGGAGATAAAGAGGCTACAACAAAACTTGAGGAGAAGATGAAAGAAATTAAATCCAAGCAGAGCGTTCCTATGTCTTCGGCTCAATCTGAGGCCGCTGGGCAAGTTGGAGGAACTGCATTCTTCCCAACAGAGTCAACTCAAGTAATTCTTCCCGCTTTAACGCGACCAGAAGATCAAGAGCAAGCAAGTCCCTTGCCTTCACCCACACC